GCCCAAACCTCGCCTATGAAATTCGTTATTGCCATCTATCTTACCTCAGTGAGCCCTCTTTCATTTGGGCCTTGATCTGGTCCATGTTTGCGATGATTTGGTCGGGGGTCATCTTCTTGACAGCCTCGCGGGTTAACGGTTTCTTCACGTCGCCCGGAGGTTGCCCCCCACCACCCACAGGCTCACGGGGACCGAGTTCTTTCAGCAGCTTGGCGCCGTCTGCCTTCAGCTCCTCCTCAGTCGAGCCCTGGAGACGTCCCGCCAGGGAGGGGGGGAGCTTGAGGTCGGCGACGACCTTCTGCTTCAGATTTTCCAGGGCGGCGGATTCGTTCTCGGCGATCTTGGCCTTCAGGTCCTCATTTTCGGCCTTGATCTCGTCATAGTCGGCGTATTTCGCCTTCTCACGGGCTATCCGTTCCTGGACTATCCGGTCCACGTCTGCCTGAGTGAACTTCTTTTCATCATCACTGGACATTTTCGAATCTCCGAAGTTTGCGGCCTTCGTTTGCCTTATTGTCTATATTCACTGGTATAGTATTTAAAGGTTTGTCCTTTTTGTGATAAATTAGGGGGGGAGGACGGCCTCCTCCTCCTTGATCCTCGCCTCCTCGGCCTCGAGGTCCTTCTCGGTGGCGTCGGGGTCGAGCCTGGATAGGGACCCCCACGTCGAGGTGGCTCTCGCTCCCCGTCTCGTCGCCTCCACCTTCGCCGCCTCCAGGGGGTCGGTGGGGAGGTTCTCCCTCCATTCGATAGTGAGGTTGTCGAAGGTCGTCGCCCCCGGCATCCTGGAAGCCTTCTCGAGCTCGGCGGTCGTCTCCAGGACGGTGAGAAGCCCCGGTTTGATCCGGAGCCGGAGCCGGTTGACCTTCGCCAGGGTGGGGAGCATCAGCCTCTTGAGGGCGGATCCCGACTCGGCGAGCCCGGACTTCGTCTCGCCGAAGGCCGCCGGCGACAGCTCGGCCATCACGTACAGTTGGCCGAGGACCTCCTCGATGTGGGAGAACGTCGCCCCCATCTGAGCATCCCACGTGAGGATCGAGGGCGGGGACTCGCCCTCGTTAAGGGCGATGTACTTCTCGTCGGAAGCCCAAACCACCTCGCCCGTCACAGGGTCCTTGATCCTCAGTCCCGGGGGTCCCGCCATCCAGGGGTCAGAAAAGACGTCCAGGGTCACGGAGATCTTGATGAGACGCCGCTCGATCTCCTCCACAAGGTCGGTGATGCCCTTGAAGTCGTCCAGCCCGAAGACGCCGTCGCCGCTCTTCAGGTTGGAGAAGGGGACCACCAGGAAGCCGGGGACGCCCGTCTCCTCCGAGTCCTTCAGGGTCGAGTACCTCTCGATCGTGGCGAGAGGGACGGCTCCGAGGATCTCGTCGCCGGCGGCGTTGAGCTTGAGGAGACGGTGCTCTATCCTTCCGGCGAGGTGGATCTCGGCCTTGACGTACTTCTCGTCGCCCTCGACGATCTCCCAGGCCAGGACGTGAGCCGCAAAGGTCCCGACGTCGTCGGGGTCGACGACCGGGAACCAGAGCCGAGGGTCGATCCTGGAGATGACACCCCGGCCCCCGTTCCATCGGACCTTGAGGACCCCGTCGCCGAAGGCTATGAGGTCGGAGAAGAGGTCGTAGGCCGTGAGGGAGAGGGAGTTACCCTCAACGACCCGGTCGAGGTTGGGCTGTTGCGGCTCGTCGGCTCTGATCGCCGGAGGGTTCCCCACAGCCAGGTCGGAGAAGAGGGTCATGATCCGCTTGAACCAGTTGACCCTCATCTTGACGATCCGGGGGGCGTCGTCCTCATTCAGGCTGGTGAAGATGAGATCGTGGTCTCCTTCCAGGAGGAGGCGGTTAATTGCGTATCGGTCCAGCCGCGCTTTATCCTCTGTTGGGGGCCATTTTCGCCCCGGTCCGAGGAAGCTTAAGTCAGTATGTACGGTCGAAGTCATGATCTGATCCTCCCCCTCTCTCGTCTCGCCGTCGGAGGAGTAAGCCGGCGGCTCTTGCTGATCCTATTAACCAGGTATCGAAGGGCGTCGACGAGGTCGTCGCCCTCTTTAATGGGGGCGTCCTCGCCCCGTTCCGTCGCCTTCGGATCCCATCTGTAACCCTCCAGCTCCTCCTGGAGCATGGGAGTAGCCGGCCCCACAAGCTTGAGCCATCCTTGATTGAACGCCGAGATGACCCGCTGGATGCCGTTGAGGACGTCGTTATCGGCCTGCTGGACCCCCTCGATCCCGTCGCCGATGAACTGGAGCCGGTGAGCCTTCGCCGCCGGGTCGACGTCGATCGATGAGGGGTGCATCCCGTCGAGGAACCTCTTAAGGTCCTTCGATACCTCAGCCGGGGACTTGTCGGCCTTCCGATACTCGCCGAAGACGTACCACGTCTCGCCGATCCTAACAGCTTTCAAAAACGCGCTCGGATGGGTTGCCCCAGGATCGACGGCGACCCTCATCTCCTCCATCCTCTCGTCGGGGAGGGAGGGGACGACGTGAAGGTCCCGGTCGAAGTTGCGATAGACCGCCCCCTCGGCCATCACCCACAGACCGAGAACGTACCTCTGATAGAAGAGGCTGGACGGGGGGCCAAACTGGCGCTTGAGCTCGGCGACGTAAACGGGATCCAGCCAGGGGTTATCTTCGAGCGTGAAATGCCAGCTTTTGAGGTCCAGCTCCTCCTCTCGATCGATCCATCGCTTCTTGAGGTAGTGAGCGGGGGGGCCGGGGTTCGTGGTGAGGAAGAGTTGAGCTCCGGGCTCGGAGAGGCGGCTCACCAGCATGTTAAGGAAGCTCTCCGGGGAGAGGCTCCCCTCGTCAACGTAGGCGCCGCCGAGGGTGAGGCCGGCGATCTTGGTATAGGCGCTCTCGTCGTTGGCCCCTTCGCAAAGGATATGCCGCCCGTAGATGGTGGCGACCTTCAGGGACCGCCGGTATTCGAAGTCGCCCGCCCCCACAAGCCTGGAGATGGGGAGAAGGACGTTGCGCTCCAGGGAGGTGAGGGTCTTCCCCGTCATGAGGAGGTTGACACCCGCCGGCGCCTCCAGGACGGCCCGGAGCCATCGGACGTTGGCCCCGACGGTCTTCGCAGACCTCACCGCCCCGTGGGCGATATTGACCCTCGCATCGGAGCCGAGACAGAAGTCCCTCTGCTTCCCCACAGGTACTTGGAAGCTCACGTCTCCACCTCCTCGCCCATCCTCTCGAAGAGGATCCGGATCTCCCCGCCCCGGGCCGATGGGTCGGTCGCCTCTTCCAGCCGCCGCTTATCGATGCCGATCGCAAAGCCGGTCATCAGATATTGAAAATCGCGGGGACTATCGCAGCTCTTCAGAAGCTCCCTGCCTTTGTTCAGGGCCTCGCCTATCAGCTTGATCCTGTCCTCGGCGGCGTAACAGGACTTGATAAGAGCCGCCTTTTTCGTTGCTGAACGTTCACCCAAATCGAGTTCATTTCGTGCGGCTATGTTAGATATGGTCCCTGTCGCTCTGTCGAATTCGTCGGCTACGTCTCGGACGGATCGGCCCGCCTTCAGAGCTTCGAGGATCGCCTTCTCTTCATCTTCACCGACGGGACCACCTTTTGCCATCATGTACTAAAAGGACAATCATTATATAAAAGGGTTTTGTAGATTGTCCTCTTTGTACTCAATCCAGTGGAGCGTTGAACCCCCTCGACTCGCCCTTCTCCTCCAGGAGGTGGATGGCCATTTTTGCTTTATCCGCTGTCCACTCGCTGGGGATGTCGTCCATCAGCTGCTTGATGGTGGGGATCTGACCTCCACCGACTTGAAGATAATACGCTCGACTCTTCCCGAAGACCCCGTCGTCCTTCGCTTTCTCACCGGATCGGACCTGGTCCTTTGAACCAGATGGGACCACATTGGACCGGGTCGGAATCGATAGCGGGACCACATGGACCAGATGAACCGGGTCAACTCCATCCCCCACAACATTACCCACATTCTGGGGGGTATTATTGTTATCCATCTTTTCTTTAGAACAAGGGGGTTTATCTGGTCCATCTGGTCCTGTTGTTGATTTTGACCTGGTCCTATCTGGTTCCAGCCGGTCCTGTACCTGGTTCTTCTTTCTACTGAGTATGAACTCTCCCCAGGCCTCCTCGTCAAAGCTGGTGTTATTCCATACCCGGAGATTCTCTCCGTCTGGTGTCTTGAAGCGCGTCTTTTCGAATCTCTGACTTATCCCCACGGCGTTGAAATCGCGGATATGGACAGGCAGCGCCCCCACCAGATCGCAGAACTCTTTATACTTCGTGTGAGCTCCGGAGGTAGATAGGATCTTCCCGTAATCCCCGATCATGAATAGATCCCAGAAGTACTCCGCCGACTGTGCTTTCATATCGTAGTCGGCGACTATCTTCTCTCCTGTTGCCCCCCTGTAGATCGTCATGGTCTCGATAACTTCGGGGGCGATCTCGATCAGGCGGTTAAGCAGTCCGGAGAGCTCCTCCGGTTTGGTGATCTTCTGGGTTATGTGAGGGTCTCTCTTTCGCTCACGGGGGTTTCGGGGGTCAGGGTCGTCCACAAACTTGGTGTTGAATGAAATTGGGGCGATCCTCCGCTCGAATCCATACGAGGTATCATCGAATCGGGGGGGCTTGTTGCAGTCGGCGACATAAAAGCAGTGGGGCCTGAACTGGACTGGTGCGAGGTTCTTTCTGTCGGCGGTTACGACCGTGTTCCCGGTCAGTCTCTTGATCCAATCTGTCTCCGCCTTTTTGCCGGAGATCTCCGAGTTGATGACAAAGTCCTTGTCTTTCAGCTGGACCAGGTCGAATCTATTCTTCGATAGACCCGTTATCTCGACCTCAGATATCCGGGAGTCGCCCCAGAACGCTCTGATAAGGTCAATGCAACGGTTCTTACCGTTTGATCCGTGTCCGATCCAGGGCGAGAAGAACTCGAATACGTGACGGGTCGTTTTCGCGGCCAAAATGCTCATGAACGTTTTGCGGCCCGTCTCATCGAAGACGTCTTCCATGAACTGATCGATAACAGGGGATTTAGCTCTCTTGTCATACCGGACCGGAGCCTTCCAGGTGAGCATAAACTTAGGGTCGTGCTCCATGAAGACCCCCTTCCTCATATCGACGACACCGTTCTCGACGGGGAATAAGTCGGGGTAGACGTTGAATATCTCGCCTTCCGTCTCGTCCAGTGTCCGGAGGAAGACCTTTTGCGTAACCTCGCGGGTGAACGTGATATTAACGACGTCGTTCCCGGCGTGATCAAGATCGGCGGCGATAAGGTTCTTCCCGTTCGGCTTCCAGATCCCCTCCTGGACGTCGTAGACCCATATCAGCCCGTCTGGGGTCGATATGATCTTATACTTCGATATGATCGAGGTTGCCGCCGCCGTTACGCTTCTTTGCCGTCTCTTCTTCCCGGTCTCCTCGTCGGTGACGGTCTTCATAAGGTCCTTGAACCTCAGCCGTTCCGGGTCGGCGGCCCCTTCACCCTCTCCTTCGTCCTCGGCGGCCTCCTCAGCATCCTTCGCCCGGATCTTCCGGAGGGTGAGCCTCTGATAGTGCTCTCCCTCCTCGACCCACTTCCCGATCTTCGAGATGTAGGCCATGATCCAGTTGATTTGGGGGTCAGTGAATCCGGCGATGGTGAGCTTCCCCACAAGCCCGAACTCGGCGTCCGATCGGTCCCCGTCGTGCCGTTCCTTCGCCTCGTCGGTCCAGTCCAGAAGGCTCTGGAGGGTCGGATCAGCCTCTAAAAGGGTGTCGAGCTTCTCCTTCACGAAGTCGACGTCGATCTCGCCAGCGTCCTCCGACGGCTCCGGCTCGGCTTCCTCAGTTGCGGGGGGCTGGTTGAACTTCTCCGTCCAGGTCTTCAGGGCGTCGGGGTCTGGTGTCAGCCCTTCGATGAACTCCAGGAGCTTCTCATCCTCATCCCGTTGTGGGATCTCGCCGATAGCTTCCCTGAGGTGGTTCTTCCGCCCCTCTTCCTCGTCTTCAAACTTCGAGTTCCAGGTCCCTAGGACCCCACAGACTCTTGGGGGATCAAAGGTCGTCGTGTCGACGTCGACGTTGGCTTCCCTTCTGACCACCTTCAGGAAGGCCGCCACCTTCGCTATGAACTCCGGTGTCGGTGGGGTGGGGGGGATAGGCAGCAGCAGCCCCGCCCCGTTCCCGGACTTGAAGCCGAGCCCCGGCTTGAGGCCCTTCGTCGATAACCATCCCTGCACTGTGGGGAGCTGCGCCAGCGCAAACCCGCGCTCCCTTTCGGTGGCCGCGAAGTCCTTCTTATCATCTGGTTTTTTCGCGTCGACGTCGATAAAAATGTTGGTGTAGGCCTCGACGTCAAGGTGGGTGTGGAACTTTTGGGGTTTCCTCTTTAGCCTCTGGACGTTGACCCACAGTTGCCACTTCCCGTTCCTCAGCTTGATGTAGTCGACGGCCCGGTTTGCGTTGATGAGGTCGAAGTGCTTCTCCTGTGCGCCCTTCTCGCCCGTCTTCACCGACTTGATGGCAAACCGTTCATGACCTAGGAACCTGATGAACCGGGTTAATTCTTCGACTGTGGGGGCGTTCATCTCGACCCCTCCCCGGGGGGGTTAAGATTCGCGAAGTTAAATCCTTCCTCTGATTGAGGTACGGATAGGTATTTATGGGTAGAATACCTAGAATTCATCTAGATCACTGATCCTAAGTTCTCGGCCCCAAATGTCTCCTAGGCGGTTCTTGGGAATAGTGACGCGTGAATAGTCGGCGGCGGTGGTGGTTCGGAGCCACCACCCAAAACTCTTCTTAACATTCATACCATGACCTCGGTTAATAGAGTTGGGTCTCTGGCTATCGCTTTATAGCCAGTTCTCAGTAAGAGTCTACCAAAAGCCGATGTTGGTACACCTAGTCGGTCTGCCGTTGCCGCATACATTGCTTTTTCTTCTGGTTGCAAATGTATGGACAGTGTTTTATCCCTTTGTGGGATGCCATCATACTTTGACATTTTCTGTCTCCTAGGTCTGAGAATTCGGAGGTTCTCGACCCGCATACATATTCTGAGCCCGAAAGTTATATACCCTTCGGCCGATATGGCCTAAAATAATAATTAAAGTTCGCCCCCGCCCCTGGGGGAGAGGTCGCCCTATTCATCCAAATCCTTGTCCTCGCGATTCTGAGCATTCTCTGCTAACATGCGGACCGTCGTGTATGCGTCCAGTTCGGCCTTAATCCTTACTTTATCAACTTCAGGCAGGTCGTGCCAAACTTCCAGGTGTTCCCTGACGGTGTCGGCGTACGCCGCGTATTCGGTCAGTCTGTCCTCGACCTCGAACCCCAGCCTCGATAGATATCGGATGGTGGCCGCCACGCTTGTGTTCTTCTTATCTGCTTCCTTCTTTATCCTGTCGTACAATTCGACGGGCATTCTAACCTGTACGTTTCGTTCCTTCGCCTGCATGGGAATTACTTATCATTACATCGAATATAAACCTATCGGCCCGATTAGCGGAGCCGTATATTTCGACGGTTATGCTTTGCATAAGCTTTGCACTCCCCACAAATCCCCACAGACCAGGAGCCAAAATCTCGCCTCAGAAATCGCTATCAGTCGCCACTGCTCCGGGCCGACCCCCTCGGATGAGCCCAAAAAAGAACTCAAACCCCACGATGATACGCGACGGCTCGCCAACATTCCTATAGTCTCTGTGGGGAGGCCTGAGATCGAGTAAACAAGCCTGGTTCCAGTGGCTGTAAAAAAGATGAATGGGTTTGTAGAGGGCCACAGTGTAAAATATCGTCTACTTTTCCATGACCGCTTTGATAAGATCTATCCTGGTGTTTTGTGTTTCTAATAGATCCTTTCGCCTTATGCTTTGAGTAGTACCTGAACCGCCTCGCTCTTCCCAAGAGTCTGCATATTCACAGAGCTTTGCGTCGATGTCCTTCGCGGTTTCGAGAACCCACGCATGAAGCTCGGCTTTTGGATCGGGCAAGGTTTCGTATTTGTATTCTGTTTTTTCAACCATGATATAAAATACTCCTGTATATTTAAATAGTTCACTCGATTGCATCGGGAGGTGGAGAGCGCTTGCTTAACTTTATTTAGACAAGAGCTCAACTACAAACGCCGTCGCTTACCACCAAATAGCGTAACCTGTGATGGAGAGATTACTCTGTCTGGCGGCAACCAGGCAGAGTAACTTCAGTGACAGAGGTCGCGGCGCGGTTAGGAGTGATAAATTTGGTGGAAATTGGAGAAGCCATTTACATCGTGGCTAT